CATAGATGAGATAGTGATCTACCAAAGCAACACAGATGAATTGGTTCAAGAACTGTTCGCTAGATATCCCAACTATAGACTTGTGGCATATCCTGATCCAGCAGGTGTTCAAAAAAAGACATCAGCAGGTGGACGCAGTGATATAACCATATTAGAAAATGCTGGCATAAGATGTGTGTATCCAAGACGCCATTTGCCAGTTAAAGACAGAATCAACAGTGTTAACAGTTTGCTATGCAACAGTGAAGGCAAACGCAGACTGTGGATTGATCCAAGTTGTCGACGATTACACGACAGTTTGGCAAAACAAACCTATAAAACTGGCACGGTAGTTCCTGACAAAGATTCAGGACACGATCACATGAACGATAGTCTTGGCTATCTTGTGAGTGCAATCTATCCAATCGTCGCAGAACGTGGCACACAAGAACCTTTGGGACGTTGGTCAGTTAGAACCAGTTAAATACAATAAGAGGAATACCAGGCAATGATTACCACAGCGGAAGAATTTAAGAGAACGCATCCAGATTATGATAAGCATGCCGCTGAGTGGCGTTTTTTACATCACAGTTATGTAGGCGGACCAACCTATCAAAAAGCACAATACCTAACTCGCTATCTGTTTGAAAGCGAAGAAGACTACTATGGCAGACTAGACAGCACTCCATATGACAACCACTGCAAAACCATAGTGCATCTATACAACAGTTTCATCTATGCAAATCCACCAATACGTGATGTTGGATCATGGAACAACAATCCTGTGTTTGAAGACTTCTTGGAAGACGCAGACATGGAAGGACGCAGTCTAAATCAATTCATGCGTCAAGTAGATATCACTGCAAGCACGTTTGGACATGCCTGGATCATAATGGACAAAAGCAGTGAACCTGCAGAAACACTACAACAACAATCAGAGTTGGGCATACGTCCTTATCTCAGTCTTTACAATCCAATGAATGTGATGGATTGGCAGTTCTCACGCCAACCCAATGGCAAAGTAGAATTGGTATATCTAAAAATTGTAGAAGAACCTACTGGTCAAAGTCACAGAATTAGAGTGTTCACCAAAGAATCCATTGAAGTATATGAAATGTCTGATGACCGGGTAAGATTGATATATGCTATGGAAAATCCAATAGGTTCAGTGCCAGCAGTGTGTTGTTATAACGCTAGATCCGGCATACCAGGCATAGGACTTGGCGAGCTAGGCGACATTGCAAGACTCAACAGAACAATCTATGATCACACCAGTGAAATGATTGAGATTATCAGACTTGCCAATCACCCGAGCCTAGTAAAAACTCAAAGTGTGCAAGCTGGTGCAGGACCAGGAGCCATCATCCAAATGGAAGAAAACATGGATCCAGGCTTGCGTCCATATCTACTGCAACCAGACAGTGCCAGCTTAGATGGTGTAAGAGGCACAATCTCTGATCTAGTGCGTTCAATAAACACAATTGCCGCCGTTGGCAGTGTTAGAGCCACTGAAGCAAGAACCATGAGCGGAGTAGCACTTGAAACAGAAAATAGAATTCTAAATGCCAAGCTCAGCGAAAAAGCAGACAATCTAGAACTGTGTGAAGAACAGTTGATGGAACTATGGGCAAAATGGCAGAACACAGAATGGACTGGAACCATTGACTATCCAGACAGTTTTAATGCCAGAGATAGAGCAAATGATCTAGAAATATTGATAAAAAGCAACGATATTTCAACCAATCCACGCTTACGAGAAGAAATACAACGACAGTTAGCCGGACTATTGGTAAGTGATCCACACGAATTAGGTCAAATAGTAGATGAGACCGCAGTCACAGAACTAACACACGAACCAGTCACAGATGCTACACTGGAATCACATATGAGATCAATGTTATCAGAGGGTTATACCGAAGATCAAATTAAACAACTGCATCCAGAACTGTTAGATGTTATGTTGCGTGGCTATATTGATATGATCAACAATCGCAATGAGTGAGACTAGATTATTACAAGCCAAAAAAACCGCAGAAGGTTGGCAGTGGACGCCAAAAGGCACGGCCTGGCCTTGTTTTAGTTGGCGAGAACGACCACATAGAGCGTATGAGCAGATGCTAGAAATACTTAGAGGTAAACCAATACCCGAAGAATATCGCTACATCATTGATGTAGGACAAGATCGTGGTAGAAGTCTAATGTGGCTAAGCAAAATCGCCAATCACATAGTCAGTGTTGACATAGACAGAACCATCATTGATCTAAGCATTGCAAATTACAGAATGAGCACTCGACATCCGGTGAGAGTGGATAGACTTGAACTTGATCCACTCGATCGCGTGGTAGTGCCAGAACATGTTTTGATTGCACCCAACGAAAGAATCTACTACGAAACAGATTTAATCAAGATTGACGCAGGACCTAGAACACTGTTTGTGTTGGAAAGTCTTGAAGGTGTAATTGCAAACAGTTTGCCTACTGTTTTTGTGTATCACGACCACACAGTAGACAATGACCTTGTTGGCAGTTGGTTGGTCAACAGGGGTTATCACGGAGATGATGTGCCCTCAACATTGATTGGTTTAACAACTGGTGAATTTGTAGGTTATGTGCATCCAAAAAGACTTCAATCAGACCAGGAGCTAGATGATGAGAAAAACAAAAAAGCGTAAGGGCGGAAAAAGCAAGTAATACTGCGATCCGCTAAATAGTAAGATATACTGCAACGTGCAGGCAACACTCATGAAGAGGTAAAATAAACATGGAAACTGAAAGCCAACAAACTCAGGAAACTGTAGAGACAACTGGCGTCTCTGAAGACCAAAGCCAGGCAGAAGCAACAGAAAGAACATTGACACAAGAAGAAGTCAATAAAATTGTTGCTGATAGAGTTGAGCGAGAGCGTAAGAAATTCGAACGCAAGTTTGAAAACATCGATGTCACACGCTACAATGAACTCTTAGAAGCCGAAGAGGCACGCAAAGTTGAAGGACAAAAACGTAGAGGAGAATTTGACAACATCCTCAAAGAAACAGTCACAAAAAAGGACTCAGTCATTCAAAATTTGCAACAGGAATTGCACACAATCAAAGTTGATGGTGCGATGTTGAATATTGCCAGTCAAGCACGAGCAATCAACCCACAACAGGTGGTAAGCCTTGTAAAAGATCAAGTGCGTATGACCGAATCTGGTGAAGTTGAAGTAATTGACTCAAATGGCACAACACGCTATGGAGATTCAGGAGACCCAATGACAATGTCAGATTTGGTCAACGAATTTCTCCAACAGAACCCACACTTTGTAACTGCAACTCCAAGAGGAAGTGGCACAACCAGCAATGTTCGAGAGAACAACACTGGCCAACCACTAGATTTAACCACGCTGGATTTTAAAAATCCAGAACATGTTCGGGCCTATCGCGAGTATCGCAAGACAGCACCGGGCATTGCCAGATAATACATAGGAGTTAAAAATGGCTAATGAATCAACTTCCACCACCCTAAATGATTTACTGCCCGCCATCACTGCAGAAGCAATGTTTGTTGCTAGTGAGCGTTCAGTAATTTCAAATTTGGTGAAAAGAGTGACTTTACCTGCAGGACAGGGAAAAACAGTCACAATCCCAAGATACCCAGTAGAATCAGCTGGTGCAATCACAGAAGGGACAGCACTTGCTAACACACAGGTTGCCACAGATGGCACAACTGTAACAATTGGCAGTGTTGGTATCACATCTATTGTTACTGACCTTGCTGTTGCATCAAGTGCAAGCAATGTTGTAAGTGACATTGGACGTTTATTTGGTGAAGCAATTGCAAAGAAAGTAGACACAGATTTGGCTGCTCTTTTTTCAGGTTTTACAACAAACACAGTTGGCGATGAAGACTCAGCACTAACTGCCGCAAAAGTAATGCAAGCAGTTGCTAAATTACGTGCAGCCTCAGTTCCAGCAGACGACATTGCACTTGTTGTTCATCCTTTCATTGCATATGACCTAAAAGATGACCTAACAGCAACATTCCAAAACCCAAATATGGGCAATGCACAGAATGATGTAATGATCAATGGTTATGTTGGACGTTTGTTTGGTGTTCCAGTTTTTGAATCAGCAAACATTGGAGAAGACAGCACAGGCGGAGAATACACAGGTGGCTTATTCCACAGAGATGCTCTAGCACTTGCTCAAATTGGCGATCTATTGATTGAAACACAAAGAGACCTAGAATATGTGGGAACACGTATCACAGGTTCAATGCACTATGGTGTTGCCGCTAACTATGAGCAATATGGTTGTGCAATTATCGCTGATAGTTCAATAGCTTAATCGGGAGTAACAGGCAATGGCAATGAGCACTGATGCAGACATTTTGGAATACTTTCCAGACTTGTATGATTATGGTATCCAAGAGTTTGACAGCTTTCATGCCAAAACTCAAGAGGATATTCTTCGTGAATTGAGAATTCGTTGGTGGCCAACACAACAAAATCGTATTAGACACGATATTAGCGTGATTGTGCCAGTTGAAATGGATTATGAGTGGCTTACACTCTCACAGTTTACAAGAACCGCAGTATTCCATTGCCTTGCCTATTACATCCTACCACAACTGAGCAAATTTGAACCAGATGGTGATAGATTTGCTGAAATGATGAAATACTATCGCGAACGCTACCAAGAAGAATTTGAATTGGTGCTTAGGGATGGTGTTGAATATGACTTTGATCAGGACAGTAGCATCAGCGTTGAAGAACGCCAACCGCAAAACTTCCTGAAATTGCAGAGGTAACATGAGCAAGCGTGAATTGATTGCTGAAAATCTTGTTGAAGTGTTGTTAAACAGTGAAGATCCTAGATTTGGATTGGTTACTAGAGAACACTTTGAAGTTCAGAAATTGAGTAGACAACAGTTTCCAGCTATATTCATTAGCACCGCAGATGAAACTAGAACAGACGAATCAATGACTGGGGGTAGCTCCGGACGTGGTATTAGAAGCAGTATTGTGCGATTTCAATTGGCAGGATATGTCAATGGAAAGAACATAGACACACTGCGTAATGATCTAATAGAACGTGTTGAAGAAGTATTGGATCTAGACAGAACCCGTGGTGGTAACGCAAGATACACCAGCCTCAATGAAGTCACAGTTGACTATGATCAACCCGAGCATCTTGGTCGAGTTGATATGTTGGTAGATGTATACTACACCTTTACAAGAGGAACGAGCTAATGCAAATACAAATAACCAATGGCACCAAGACACGCTGGATTAACCAGGACAATCTTGATGCTTACAAACGTGCAGGTTTTGATGTGGTAAAAGCAGAAAAATCTGAAAACAAACAGCCTGAACCAAAAGTGTTAAAGCCAATGGCGAAGGTATCAGAGCAAATAGAAGAGGAATAATGCTATGGCAGTTTATACAGGACAATCAGGCTCAATACAGCTTGATGACGCATCAGGAACTCCAACTGCATTGATCGAAATTACCAGCTTTACTATCGACCATACAGTAAACACCATTGAGAAAACAGCAATGGGTGATCAGTATCGTAGTTATGCAACTGGTATGAATGAATGGAGCGGTAGTGCAGACCTACTGTTTGATTCAACATTGATCAGCAGTTTCGCAGCCGTAATGGTTGGAAACGGTGCAGGAGAGGCATCAGCAGGCGGCGGACTAACACTTACAGCATACCCAGCAGGTGACACATCAACCTATCCAAAATTGGAAGGTGAAGTGCTTGTTACTGGAATGAGTATCGGAAGTGAAATGGAAGGCATGGTTACAGCAACTGTGAGTTTCCAAGGCACAGGCGCACTTGCAATGACCGCGGTATCCTAAATGATAAAAATTGGAGCTCAACTAACGATGAGCCCCAACCTACAAGCTAGGTTAGACGGGGAGTTGGATCGATTTGCAAGAGATCTAGTGCGTGAAGCATTTGGTATTGCACGATCAATAACTCCTCGTCGATCTGGTAAAGCAAGACGTGCTTGGCGTCTAGAAGGCAGAGGTAAAAATACCGAAGCCGTCAACCAAGTTCCGTATATCGAGAGACTGGATCAGGGCTCAAGTAGACAAGCCCCTCAAGGTATACTTAAACCAACCGTTAGACGTCTGAGAGGACAAACGAGGAGAATAACCAGATGAATGCAGTTTTAAACAAAGCAACCACACACTTCAGAAGCAAACTTGATGGCACACTGCGATCAGTTGATGTTCCTGAATGGGAAACCAAAGTGTATTTCTATCCAACATCAGCACTAAAAGACGAAAGTCAAATCTTGAAACTACAACAAGAAGGCAAACCAGTAGAAGCATTGGTGCAAAGTCTTATTGTAAAAGCAAGAAACGCAGATGGAACAAAGATGTTTCAACCTGCAGACAGAGTCACCATGCTGAATGAAGTAGATCCACAAGTGATTATCAGAATTGCCAGTGCAATAAATGGCGTTGACGAAGACTCACTAGAGGATGTGGAAAAAAACTAAAGGCCGACCACGACTTAATGTTTTTAATGTCGCTGTGTCGGGAACTAGGAATTACCCTCTCTGAAGGGATGAACATGACAGTGTTCGAACTCAAGTGTTGGGCCGCTTTTTTTAAGATTGACAACCAACGCACGAAGGAGCAAATGAACCGTGGCAGACGCAACACTAAGAATCAACGCTGATACCCGTAGTGCTACCAGAGCACTTGGACGTTTACAAGCCACACTAGGTGCACTAGTAAGTGTTGCGGCAATCAAAAGCATAGCCGCTATGGCTGATACCTTTCAACAGGTAAACGCAAGATTGCGATTGGCAACAGGTGGCGGTCGCGAGTTTATTGAAGTTCAAAAACAACTGAACACACTAAGCCAAGAGACTCGTAGTGGATTACAAGAAACCACAGATCTCTATTCAAGACTGGCAAGAAGCACAACAGAAAGCAATGTTACCACTCAACAGTTGCTGACCGCAACAGAAGCAATCAACAAAGCCATGAAAGTCTCAGGTGCAAGCACCATGGAGATGAACAGTGCAATCATTCAGTTGGGACAGGGTTTGGCATCAGGTGCACTACGTGGTGACGAACTTAGGTCGGTGTTGGAAAACACACCTAGACTGGCACAGGCTATTGCAACTGGATTGGGCGTTTCAATTGGACAGTTGAGAAAGCTGGGTTCAGAAGGCAAACTGACCACAGAAGTAGTGTTAGGAGCAATAAACAGTCAAGCCAATCAAATCAGAGATGAATTCTCACAGATACCACCAACTATTGCTGATGCGTTCACAGAACTGAACAATCAAATGATGAAGAGCACGGAAGAATTGAACCGGGCTGGATTTGGTAGTGTTCTAACTGGCATAGCAAAAGGTGCTGGAGACATAGTGCAAGCAGTAGCCGACGCCATGCGACGAGTATTGCCACAACAGGATCTTGCGGATCTAGCAAGACGAGTTAGATTGGGCATGGTAGATGTAACCATAGCATTGTTAAAAGGTGTAGACGATATAAACCGTGTGATATCACCAGTATTTGATGGTGTTAAAGCAGGCATAAACAATCTTGTTGCATTTTTCAACACACTGCCAAGCGGTATACAAACACTAGGCATTATTGGATTCTTGTTGATTGGTAGAAGTGCCAAAATCATCATAACCATCATCATGGCTCTTGCAAGAGATGTAGCAAGAATATTTGACAGCATGATCAGTGGTCTATATGAAATACAAAATGCCGCAATCCGTGCTATAAACAAAATTTACGATTATCTAGGCAAAGAGCCAATGCCATTGCTTGATTATGATCCAAACATGATGGAAAATGCTCTCAAAGATATTGGTTTTGTCAACACCATACTTGATGACACAGGATTGAAACTCAAAGAAATTGGTGATCAAGAAAAGAACAATGACAGTCTCATAAAAGCAACAATCAAATCATTACAAGAACGCAGAGCAGAACTAGCCAAGCCATTGCCTAACCAAATCACAGGCGGTAGTGGAAGAACTACAACACCTAGTGTTCCAGGACCAAAATTAGATACTTCAAATAGCAAAGAATACGACAGAATGCTGAAGAAGATTCGACGTAATGGTCAAGCAGTTATTGACAGTTTGCTAACCTTAGAAGAACAAGAACAACAGAGTTTCAACAAAAGACTGAACAATCTCACACTGATGTATCAGCATCAGTTGATAACTGCATCACAGTTTGAAAAAAACCTATTGCGTTTGACAGAAGATCGCTTGCTCCGAGAACAAGAGTTGATTATTGACAAGTATGAATTGGAAAAAAGCAATTTTGACAGATTGCAAAGACTAAAAGAAATTGCCTATGCAAAGGATCTTAAAAAACAAGGATTCAGCGCCACGGAAAGTGAAGAAATTGCCAAAAACAGAGTGGATTTTGAAAAGAAATCAGAAACAGAAAAAGCACAATGGGCAATACAACAAGGTGCAACAGTTTTCAATGAACTAGGCAAATATAACAAGAAAGCCTTTGAAGCA